TCCAGTAACCATCCTTCTTGACAATCTTCAGTTTGAAGTTAGCACCTTGCCAGAAGTCAAAAGGATTGATAGGAGTCTCATCCTCAAACTCTGGTTGCATGGCTTCCATAATCTTGTCAAAGATTTTCTTGCCGAACTTGTAGAGGAAAACCCTACCCTCATTCTGAGGATTAGCAGCGTCCTTCACAACATAGATGTTGGCATAGTAAGACAGTTTGCGCTTCTGCTTACGAACAGTTTCTTTATCAGCATCAATACCACTGTTCCACAGTTCACGATTGTATTCAGACACAGGATCTTTCTGTCCAATCGTAGTCAGAGAGTTCTCAATGTACCAACCACCATTACCTTGGAAGGCATGGGAATAAATCTTTGCCCAAGGAAGTTCTTCATTATCAGGTGCAGGGAGGAAACGGATAACTGCAAAACCGTTACCAGTCTTATCCATTTCAGGTTTCCAGAGGCGCTCATCACCGCCACCAGAAGTAGTATTCATCTTCTCAACTTCCTTCACCAGTTTGGAAGTCAGAGAACCAAGAGAAGATTGCTTTTTAAGATTTGCGAAAGACATTTGGATTACCTTTGATTTGTTTGGATTTGGCCTTTGTGTACTCCGATATTCTACAAGTCGGAACCTGTCTTGTCAATCTGTTCCTTCATGACTTCAAGCATCTTTGACATGTTGTTAAAGATAACAGTCATATCAACATTAGCAGGAAGTCCCATCATGGAAGCAGAGTCAACGATTCGTTCTTTCATTTGAATTGCTTCAGGATCATCAGATAAACTCAGACGAGTGTAGAGAACTTTTTGTTTATCAAGAAGTCTCTCTAATATATCAACATGCTCAAGTTTTTCTTCTCTTGACATTGAAGGAAACTTAAAGACATTTTTATAAATGTCTTCTTGTAACTCACTGATTTCAGCCATCTCTGCGCGGACGACTTCTGAATCGAAGAAACTCATTTAACTCCTAGAACAATCTCTTTAAGAACTTTTTTGTAACGGAATACATCTATATGTAGGAAGGGAGAATATTTTTTCATTCTCATACTTACGGTTTGCCACACCGGATCCTGAAGTTTCTTATCGAATTCATTTCTGAATCCAAGAATATTATCAAGAATCACCATTGTCTCAATTGAAATATTATTTCTTAGATACTCTTTAAGAATTTGTGGATGTCTAGAACCATCCATGGAGAACATTGAATCAAAATTATTGTCAGCAAAAATGCTTTCTATTTCTTCTTTGAAGACATATGAAAGAGATTGATTTCTTTTCTTCCATGCAACGTATCTATCTTCTCCCTCTCGTATCATCTCTCCTATCCAAAGCTTACTTGGATCAGTGCAGGTGATAAAGTTAGATACAAAGAAATCAACTATTTCTTTATCGTCTTTGTTTCGTGCAAGTTTCTCAAACCAGAATCTATCTTTTCGTTTGTAGAAAGATTGCACAGTCGCACGACTCTTTCCACAATACTTGTGGTAGTCATAACTGTCTTTAGTGAAGTGATTCTTCAAAGACAGATAGCATTTATAGGCATCGAGCGGCATCATCAAAAAAGTAATATAGTGAAATTTTTGCCGGGATTTTTTTACCCCAAAATGAAATCAAAGAGGCAATTTTGCTCTGGAACTTCTCTTGAGGAAGTTGAGTTCCATAGCCTCATACTTAATCTTTTCTTTCAATGGTTTTGAAATGAGTTTTGGCACTGACTCTACATCGATACTATTCTTTTCACAGAAGTAAATGATAGCATCAATATACGACATACCATCTTCACCATGAACAAGAGATTCGATTTCTTGTGCAAACTTTGATGGACAGAAAAACTTATTTTCTAGAGCCTTTTCTAGTTCATTCTCCATTTGTCCTAGTATTGTGATGTACAAATTCTTTAATATAACGTACTAATAGTTTAATATAATCCCCTTTGTTCCTTTTGTCAAATACTTTTACCTCACCACCAGGAGTTACCATAAGTGTGATGAGTTTTTTAATGGGGATTCCAGTCAATTCATAGTATGCAGCAGCATAGAACATTTCCTGGACAAAGTAATTTTCAATCCACTTTTCAGGTTTAATTTTTGTGGATGTTTTAAAGTCGATGACTGCAAGTTCTCCTTCGTATTCAGCGATGCAGTCAACTCTACCAGCTAAACCAAGGTATTCTGAATAGAGTGTTCGCTCAATAGCATGTATGTTATTTATCTTATCTAGTTCAGGTTTCAAATGATGAAACATAAACTTAGATGCTGGAAGATAGTTATTCCAGTCTAGTTCTTTGTTGAGTAGATAGTCTTGTGCTACCTCGTGGAAGTCTGTACCTCTTGCAGTAGCTTGTCTCGTGATACGATTTGCTTCTTCAACACCTACTCTTTGTCTCCATTCAACAAAGATTTGTCTGTTATAAAAAGAAGTCACAGACGTAATAGAAGGCACCCAGTCTCCATTGGGAAGGTTATAGAGACGGATGCCATTCGTTTCTTTCTTTTCTAGTTCAAGATCACCTAAGAAATTATGATGAATAAAACTCATAGATTCAATTCCATTTTCGCAAGAATGTATTCTTTGACAAGTCCAGAACGAACAATGTCTTCTGGGCCAAACTCTACAATATTAAATGAAGGCATGATACGAAGTACTTTCATGAAGTCAGCAATACCATTCTTTTCTGCAGATTTAATCAAGTCAGATTGAGTTGCATCACCACAGAATAAAATCTTAGAGTTTTCACCAACACGAGTAATTATACTATCAAGTTCATGGAAGTTCAAGTTTTGGAATTCATCAACCAATACAATGGCATTATCAAGTGTAGTACCACGAATGAATGAAGTACTCCAGAAACTAATAGTTCCTTGAGTTTTGAGATTACCATACAGCATTTCAAACGCTGCATCATCAGGCATCTCAAACATATACTTTACCATATTCTTATATGGAATCTGGTAAAGAGAAGATTTGTCTTCATGATCCCCAGGAAGAAAACCAATTTCTCTGGTAGCAACAAGAGATCTTACAATGTAAATCTTTTCGTAAGGTGTCTTATCGTTCAGAACATCCTTGATTGCATTATACAGTGCGATAAAGGTTTTACCTGTACCAGCACAACCATAAGCAACAATGTTCTGATCTAGTTTATAAGATCTAAAGAACTCTTCTTGGTTTTCCGTAAGAGGTTCAATCTTTTTAATGAAGTCTAGATTGATTGGTTTCTTTCTTTTCATTTGCTTGTTACTCATTCCGAATGGAACAGGGTTTTTTGTTTTTCTTACTGGCATGTGAGAAGTTAGAGTGGTTTTACTGTGGAACCTGGAGCCTTAGACGCTTTGCGAAGTACATCATTCCAACCTGGGTGAGACTTCTTCAGTTTGTCATAGACTTCACCAACCTCACCGAAGTTTGGAAAGGTTGAAGGATCCGAATAGTCTCTTTCCCAATCAGGATTGTCCTTTCTCCATTGATCCCAATCGTGAACACTCATTGAAACTTCTTTTTGTTCACCAGTTTCTCTATTGATAACAGGGTATACAGCCATAGATTACATAAAAAGTATAAGGGTATTTATTAATTCCACTCAAGTGCTTCAGCAACAGCAGGAAACTGTTCAATGAATACTTGCTTAGCAGCATTCGCAATGTCCATATGTTCCTTCTGTGTACCGTGTCCTGAACGCAAATCAATGTAGTGAATCCAAGAACGTACTGAACCCGTCATGTAGAGGCGTGTAGGCGTAGCCAGAGGCAGTACAAACCTTGCACACTCCTTTGCTACTCCACGCTCTAGCATTTGATTGTAGAGTGCCATAGAGGAGTCAAACAAAGTCTCCATCTGACGATTCAAAGTATCGATATCCGCTTTATCCAAATCATCAATAGAGTTCTGACGATTCTTTGTGTCTTGCCTACGGAGTTCAGGTAGAGGAATCGTCTTGCCGAGTAAGGAACTATCAGCATAACGTTGTGAAAATTCTTGATACGTAAAAGAACGATGACGCAGAATCTGAGCTGCAATACCACGAGTAGTATTAATCTCCAGAGTCATCGTTGCTTGTTCAAAAATACTCCAGTGCTGGTGCTTGATACAATACTTCAGCAAACCAGAGAAGTTATCATTCTCTTGATTAGAAGGATTACTTACCCGAGCACAGTATGCCATATGCTTCTCCGCATCAGGAGTAACACTAATCAACTTAATCGGGGTAGCCATCATCATCTCCGTCATAAAATACTTCGTCGTAATCAGTAATGTGTTGTGTAATTTCTTCGTAGTTCATCTTGTATGAATCTACATCAGAATAAACTTCTGACTTTAAGCAGTCTACCAGAGACTCTAGGTTTCTGACAATCAGCTTTAGCTTTTCTCTATCCATCTCATTGAACGCTGACAAAGCTAATTATACACAAAAAAAGAGGGTTCGTCAAGAACCCTCTGATTTAGACTATTCTAGAATTCTCCTACAAATTCGTTTACATGTTCCTTGATCGTCGTCACATTCAATTAGACAATTATAGTAGTCGTTAATGAGATCTGATTCTTCCATACTCCTATCTAAAGTGTTCTCCAGCCTCACTAAACTTTGTTTCCATCCTGCTAATTGATTGTATGAAATAAGATTATGCATGATAACCTCCACGATTAATTTAACTCATAATGTAGATCGAATTTTCAGTACACTTTTCTCACCTCTTAATTCTATCACTATCTAGACAAATTGTCAGGAAACCTTAATAAAAATTTATGCCTACGAGTTTATACCTAGACAAAAAAAGAGGGTTCGTCAAGAACCCTCTGATTTAAATAGATTTTCAAACCACTCGTCCAAGTGAACGAGATAACATGACCAATAGTTGCAACCCCTATAAGTTAATTGATAACAAGCGGGTGGCCTGTTGTCTTTATCCATATCATCATAATGATATGTGTAATTTTGCATTACTTCACCTTAACTTGACAGTTACCTGCCATGCAGAGTTGAGCATTGTGACGACGATCTTCTTTTTGCTTCTGCTCTTTAATGAGTTGAAGCACGTTGATTCTCTTCATCACTTGTCCTCCTTAACAAACTTAATGCCACGATAGGCTTCGTTGTGCTGTTGAGGTTGCTGTTGTGCTTGTCTTTGCTCACGACGCTCTACAGTGTCGTATGCTTGACCACGATAAACGACTTTAGACATTGGTTTACTCCAAAGAAATGAGATGGTTAATCCCGTTCCTTCGGGCGGCGTTTGCGTCCCTTATGGGATGAACGTTCCGTTCCGCGTCGTCCTACTTGCGTCCAGTTTTCTGGATGAACGTAGAGGTATTATACCCTCCAGTAAACTATATAGCAAGTTTCTTTTGTAAAATGTGATACAATTTTACGATTCTTAAAGGAACATTCCTTTGTCGCTCATGTACTGAAGCGTTTCTTTAAGACTACCAACATGCTTATTACCAATAGCACATTGGGGGTATGTTGAATTCTTACCAAACTCCATGCGGAACTGTTTATCACTAAAATCTACACCAAGCAAATACTCATGAAATTCAGTTACTCCTGGAGTAGATTCAAGGAGCATAGCCATGCGCTCACACTCTTGACTACCATTAGAGTAAATTACTGCTGTTAGTTTGTCAGTCACGTTGCCTCCAATCGTCAGGGCGGTCCTCATTGAACCAGTCTACAATCTCATCAGCACTACCAAAACCAGTACGATGATTTGATGGATCTGGATCACCCAAACCCATCTTATTCATAAAGTCGTCCATACTACCCTCTACCATATCAGGATTGGCAGCACGGCCTCTTGCTCTTTTAAGTATCTCACGGGCAGAAGTATTTGCCTTAGCAAGTTTCTCTGCCCAAATCATATCCTCCAAACCTACCGATTCCTGTGCCACAATCTTTTCGCAGATTGCTTCTAATCGTAACCTGTATTGGGTTGAAAGCATTTTAATTATCCGATAGATAGTGCTCTAGTTGATTGATTCGTTGAAATTCATCATACGCTGTCTCTGAACGAATATGAAGAATGTCCTTAATGTCGTCCATGATAAACGTTGGATCAACATAGTCATCGAGATACTTATCAATCGCTTCTTTTAGATAGCGATACCTATGCCACTCAGGTGAGTATGGTTTATAGTTCATAATAAGAGTTACACGTACTTAAATCATAATACTATTTAAGACGGTTGTCAACTCAATGGTTTACCGTGCTTATCTACTAACCCAAGTCTCTTTATTTGAGAGAGGTTAGATTTCTCCTGCTTTTTAATTTTTTTATATTGCTTGATAAGTTTATCAATTTCTTTATTAGAGATATTTACTTTTAATTCTTGATCGTCATCATTAGAAAACCCAAGCTTGGTTTCCTTTGTTTGTTCTTTAATGTCAACATAGTCATTAATGACATCTTGAATTTCATCTCTAATCAGAGCATTTATTTGTTCTTTAAGAAGTTCGTCACTCATTTTTTCTTCTTTTTATCTGGTGATTTATACCCCCACAATTTGGGACTTACAGTTCCGTATCCAAAATCAATTTTCTGAACAGCACCAGGACCATACTTGTCATAATATAAATCAAAAAGATCTACCTTTTTTTTACAACGAGTTAGATCAACATAAGTTTGTCCATCAACAACGTACCAAATAAGTTTAGCATCGTTAGGAAAACTTTTATCGTTTGCTGCTTCTATTGTTGTTTTTTCTAACAGAATTTGACATCCATATGCAGAGGGATCATTAGGATTAATATTATTAGTTCCCATTCCTTTTTCCTCTACATTAACATCTAAAACAGCACTCACGAACGGCCTCCCCACTTAATATCGGGGTATGCCTCCCTAACAACATCGTAAGTAATCTTATATTGTTCAGAAAGTCGCTTATCTTTTACAAGGCAAAGAATCTTAGCTTCTTCTGGGTGAAGTCCTTCCAAGATTTGGATGAACATAGTTTCTCTGCGAAGAGAAGACAAACCATCGTTGCCACCCTTAACAAAGTTATAAAGGTGCTTGTATTCCTTACGCAAAGAAGTGTGATCAGTTCCTACAGGAACTTCATTCTCCTTATAAGGAACTTCACCTTCAGGAACCATAGAGATAACAGTGTCATCAAAGTTCCAGATGAAGAGAGTCTTCAGAGCATCATTAGAATACTCTTGAAGAATCTCTACTTTCTTTGCCTTAGAACGTTGTTTACTTGCAAGTTCTAAGATTTCATGAACAAAAGGATTGGGCGGGAGTTTTTGCTTACTCGTCGTCGTCTTCGTCGTCGTAGTCATAATCGTTTTCAAATCGTACTGCTAAAATTTCATCTGGTAAAACATTACCATTTTCATCAAACATCTCTGGGTGCGTATATGCAATATTAGTGGAATAGAAATGTTCTTTTGCTAGCCATCCTACCACACCTCCTACAAAAAAGAACATGATTGAGACAAGTGTGCTGATGGTGAGAGTTACTGCTAACATCTTTATTTCTCCAGAGAGTTCTATTTTTTCCTGATGTCCAAATAGAAGTTCAGGTGTAAAACTATCTCCCTGCGGAAGAGAGTTACCATCTTACCAAACTTTACTTGGAAAGTTTTTGGTGGTTCTGGTTTCCTCCTCCTATTACGTAACAGTAATTCAACGCCCCGATTGATTTGGGGTTCTGACTTATTTAGTTTGCTTTTTGCGTCGTCCAGGTCGTCTATCATGACTATACTTTTTAGCATCATCTAGGATGCCATACAAATAGTTTTTAATTTTTCTTGCTTGTGGTTTAGGAATGTGTCCATAACCTTCACGAAGTTGTTTATGCATTTCATCACTCCCACCTTCAAGATATTCTTCAAGTTCAGTTACAAGATCGTTTAATTCATGAGCAGTATTACTCACAATAAATTCTTCAACTTCTGTTCTTTTGGCTTTACGAACCTTAAGGTAATCATAAAACTTCATTACAAATTGTCCATTAAAGGCATAGTCAATTGCCTTCTCAACATCGTTGCAAACTTCTTGAAGATTATTTTCCATTAAACTAGTTTTTGCTCCTTAAGATATTGAACGGTGTCAGTGCAACCGCCAATGTTTTTTTCATCAACAGTGACTTGAGGAAAAGTAGAGCCGTTTCCAAATTTCCCATAAAATTCTTCACGGGTAAAGTCCCTATTCAATTTATAAACCACATGTTGTAGTTCTGCTAACTTTAGCACCTGTTGCACCTTTGTGCAATATGGACAACCGTCTTTAGAATAAACAGTAAATTTCATATCTTTATTTAATAAAAATTTTATTTAGAGTGATGTGCTTTCAAATCTGGGTTTGGTTGTGAAGGGACAACAGGGTTACGAGTGACATTCTCAATCACAATAAAGGCATCGCTCTGATAACTTACTGTGCCATATGGCTTTGCCCACTTAGGGTTTGCACCTTCAGTCTGATGAATACCACTGTTGGCAACTCCACCAATCTTCACACGAAGTTCATCATTTGGATTCCAATCCATTTTGCCAAGAGCAATGGCAAGTTGTCCTAGCATATCAGCACTTGGGAATTTTTCTTTCATTACATTCTCCTCTGGTTCTAGATTTCCAAGCATAAAAAAAGAGGGTGGTTAACCCTCTTAGTATATCAGAGTGCGTTGCCTCTTGGCAAGACCTCTTCCAATTTCTCTACCAAAAGTTTAAGTTCTGATAGGGTGGCATCTGCCTTCAACCAGTTTGCCCGTGATGATACTACCCAAATATTATCAGGTGTATATCCTTTACCAGGATCAATCTGGTCTAAACTTGGATTTCTCGGGTCTCTTTTATTATTTGTAGATACTAATGGTATTCCAAGTAAAGGACAAGTTTCTGGTATTACAATATCCTCCATAGAAATTGTAAAAGGTATTTTCTTTTTCTTTGCCCTATGTTGGGCATTGTGATACATCTTATATCTACGATCATCACATTTTCTTTCTTCTACAGGTTTTTCTATTGTGTTTCTCCTTGCCCTTTCTTTTTTTCTATAACACCCACAGCTTCTAACTTTACCTCCAGGTTTTATTGAGTAAAGAGAAATCTTTTTTTCAACACCACATTTACATAAACATTTTGCAACTCTCCCCTTCGGTGCAGATTCAATATCTAAAACACACAACATTTTCCTAACTACGAATA